GTATTTCAAATTAGGGCCATGACCTGAAAGATAGATAGCATGACCAGCCACACCTTTAGATCCATACGCCACATAGCTTCTACCTTGGTCATCATATTCATGATGGACAGTATCAAGCTTTTCGCTTTTGTCTAATGTGTCTGCATTCTTGTTAAGATGCTTAGCTTCACGCAATCTGTTTAATGCAGCCTTCTCTGCAGCCTTCTGTTCTTTCAATGGCAATGCAAAGTGTCTGTTCAAAGTTTCGTAGTGAATCTTCTTCATCTCGCCCAATGTTAATGGGTCACGGTTTTCAGATCCATATACAGCTGCTCTAGCTTCATTGATGCCATGCAATCCTTCTGTTTTGAAAGGCTGACCTTTTCTATCGCCTTTTGAATATACGCCTGAGTTGCCTTCAAGCATATGCAATGGAAGATTGATGCCATGAACACCGCCATGACCTTCTGCCTTGATAACAACACGTTTAGGATTAGCTATTGCCTCTTCATTGTCATCATCCTTAGCCACGCCTTTAGGATCAACCTTGCCACCTTTGGCATAATGCGCAGCAAGCTCATGACGCATTTTAGCCAAACCACCATGCGCTAGATGAGGCGTTGTTTCTTGTGTGTTGCCACCCATAGCACCCAATGCTTGGCCTTGTGGAGTCATTTGCAGCATGTTACCCATAGGTGGCGTTGGGCCACTTGGCTGCTGCGGCTGTTGAGGCTGCTGTGGTTGTTGCTGAGCTTGTTGTTGTAATGGCTGTGGCATGAACTGCTGGCCTGCTTGCTGCCTGTTAGTATCAATACCGCCAACTGGGACACCGCTTTTATCTTGCACTCCACCTACTGATGGAAATCCTGGGCTGTTTGGATTTGGGTTCATGTAAACCTTTGGGTTTAAATCCAAAGCTTCATTAACGCCAATCGTAGACAACACATCAGGATTAGACCGTTTGGCTATCTGTAATTTCATCTGTGCTATTGATGGGGTATCCATTTAATTCCCTTGTCTTGTGTTTAGCCATTCTTGCATGGTAGGCCATTGATAATGTGGCAAATGTGCATGCGCCTTGATGTATTCATGTTGCAGCTTCTGACGAATTTCAGCTTCAGCACGCATTTGTTCCACTTTCTTTTTGAAGTCTTCTTGCACGTCGCCACCCTCTGCTTTGGTAATGTCAGGATCGTTTGGATCATATGTGCCACGGTTACCAATAGCTGACTTAAGCTGATGAGGATGATATAAACCAAGATTTTTAACACCAAGCTCATGAACGTAAAAACTATCATGACCTAATTTTTTAATAGCTTTTTGAGTATCTGGATGCTCAACTGCTTCCCAATTCTGAGCAGTAGCTTTGCCTTTAGGTGCTAAATAATGTGGAGTATATCCTCCATCTTTACCTTCATTAAGAATATCTAATACGGCTTGTACATGCTCTGGGTTTTCATAGTCCCAAGGATTTTTTGCTTGTACATGGAGAGGATACATTGTGCCAGATAATTTTCCTGCGCTTTTGGCTGCAGGGTATTCTTTGGCATAGAAGTTAGCAAACTCTTTATTTGGCGATACAAATGTTGCACCACGTCTGCTATGTTTAGCTGGATCAAACTTTGTAATGCCTTCATAAGATGGATCCCAATCGCCAGAATCAAAATTATGAGCCGTGCCATGATACCAAACGCCTTTTTCCTTACTGTCCTTTAAGTACTTAGCCTTATTCTTCTCACGCATCTCATGCTTCATGTGCTCAACGTCACCGCCTTTGGCATACATATCAGGCAATAGGATTGGTGAACGCTTTACTTCGCCTTCCACTTGAGGCCTGTATTCAGGCTGAACCATATTGCCAGTCATTGCTAATTCTTTACGCATAGCATCTAAGTATTCTTCATTGCTGCGTCTTGGCAATCCTTCACGCAAGTCACCTCTAGGGAATACTTGCACCAAAGCTTTCGTATGACCTTTGCTTGCCAACGCTCTGTTGCGATGACGGCCTTCATGGCCTGTGATCTCTGGCATGATTGGCAAGCCAGCTTCACTCTTGTTTAGGTATAGGAAAGGCATATCGTTAAACGCTGGCAGCTCTGCCAAGTGCTTGATGTATTCTTGGTGATTCATTTCTGAATACGGAAGTGTTTCTTTGAATCTTTTCAATAGATGCTGCTGAACTTCTTCTGGCATGCTTGAGTATTGTTTGCTGGTGAGGCCAGCATGTTTCAAGACTTCTTCATAGCGTGGCTCAGGCTTATCGCCATAATATGTGCGACGTGAAGTGTCTTGATCACGCATTGCATGTGCGTACTTCTCAAAGTCTGCAGGATCAATAGTAGCTATTGCTTTGGCATTGTCGCCAGTGAATGTCTGCTTAAGCGCATTCGGCTTATACATGCTCATGAGATGTGGCACTTCATCCAATGCACGTTCAAAGCGTTGAGCCCCATGCCTACCTTCAGCATTGAGGATATATTGACGCATTTCATTGATGTCATTTGGATTCATAGTGCAATTATCCCTTCATCTTGCAATCTGTGCAACGACCATCAGTCTGGCACATTCCCAAGGTCTCGCAGCTCGATTTGTCTTTTACGCCACCTACACCATTCCCTGAGCTTTTGAACGACAGCTTGTTCCCAAACTTCCGATTTAGGGTCGACACAAACTGTGAACTGGTTGTCACTGAGCGTCGTTCTAACACCGTCGATGCAGTAGACCCGTCGTAAACTAACGTCAGGTTGGTCTTCAAACAGGTCTTTTGTGTCATCCATCATTTCCCCTAAATACTAGTGGCACTAGTATTCCCTACATTGAGTATGGGTTTTCCCTATGCTTGCTGTTGTAGATATCTGCATCTGTAATGTCTTCTATCTCGATCTCATCCCTTGGTGGTGCATCGATGCTAATCCATCCAGCGTCACGCAGGTATCTCAGCCCTTGGCTTATGCAGTCAACGAACTCATCGTGTGCTGTGCCTTCAGGAAAGCTACAGATCTGACTAACCATGCCTTCTGCCCAGTCTCTTACGAATCCTTTACGCTTGCCTGACTCTGGTACCCATACACGTCCTGCTCGGATAATGTTAGCCACAATCGATAAGCGTTGAATCTTGTCGGCTCGCCCTGGGTTGTATGCTATCACGGGTAGATGTGCACGTTGCAAGTCTTGGATCAGTGAAATGCCTGCTGACTTATCTTCTACTAACAGTAAGTCCACCAGCTTACGATCTTTACCTTCGCCATACACTGCTTCGTACTCTTCGATCACCTTCGGTCTTAGATCAGGATACTGAAGATGTTCTTGCCAACAGTCAAGTATCATCACTGACATGCCACCATCCATAGGCTTGAATACGCCTAGCGTGATGCAGCCAGTAGGATCGTTGATGGTCTTGTCGCTGGTGGCGCAATCATAGGACTGCACGATGAACTCCAACTTGGGGAATGGTCTGCCATCAGGCCAGAGTCTGAACCACTCACGTTTAACGATACCACCGCTCTCAGGATCAATGAGCTCCGCATGGATCTCTTGTTGGCCTAGCTTAGTGCCTTCGTACTGTAGGATCTGCTTCTGGAATGATGGGGCAAGGTTCTTGATGTTGCTGTATGTGGATGCTCTTGTGACTACTACGTCATCGCTTTCCCTATCAATAAGGTCAAGGATGACATCCTTTGGCTTTGGTGTTGTGGAACATATGAGCTTCGTTCTCTTACCAAGACGGATACCAAATTGAATCATGTCCCATGAGTCTTGCAGGTAATCCCATGCTGCCAACTCGTCTAGCCATCCACCGTGGAACTGTGGGCCACGAAACCGTTCAGGTTCTGATGCTGGGATGCCTTTGATGAATGAGCCATTAATCAGATGTATTTCATGCAGTGATGAGTTGTATTTAACGATGAGCTCTTTTGGGATGACCTTAAGCAATCCTGAGTCACCCTCAAAGCATGTGCCCTTCAAGTCACCAGATGTTGGGGCTGATACTAGCCAGCGTGTGCCAGCTTCTTCTGTTGCCCATTTGCCTAGCGTCTCTGCTGCAGCTCTCGTCTTACCTGCGCCACGGCCTGCAAGCATAAGCCAGATGTTCCACCAATCACCATCAGGCTCGAATTGATGTTGATGCGCTTCCTTCACCCACTTCAATTGCCATGTGGCAACAATCTGTGAGTAATAGTCTATCTTGGAAAACTCTTTACTGATGTATGGTTCATCATTGAGTATCTCTGTAGCAATACTACTCATTTGTTCTCTATTGTTTCGACTTGACGTTGCTGCTTAATAGATTCAATCACATCTTTGAATACGCCTAGATTGATCTGTATCGCCATAGGGCTGATCTCATCAGGCTGCACGATCTTATCGCTGTACTTCTTAGGATTGAACTTAGCCAATAGTTTTAGGCGTGTCTCAATGCGAAGCTTACTGCGCTGAACATGTTCACCATTAAGCTTGTAACTGACGTTGCCCTCTTCATCATATACTTCCATCCAGTCATTGGTAGCGTCATCAGCAATCTCAAGGCATTCTTCAGCCATCCAGTCGTATCCCATGTCTCGCGCATACGCGATGGCTGTGGAAAGTTCTGGATCTTTCTTCATCCAGTCATAAACTGTACGCCATGCAGGGAATCCTTCCTTCCTACATATCTCTCTTAGTGGAATGCCTTCTGATAGCATTTCACATATGGTAGTTGCTGTTTGTGGGTTATATGTTGATGGTCTACCGTTGGGTAGATATTCTGATGGGTCTTTGCGTTTTGTTGCCATGATTCCTATCCTTCCACACAATATCTCAGTGCATTAATGGATAGAAGTTTAACTGATAATTAGGTTTCTTGTGAAGTGGTTGTTTGGTGGGACTACTCACATAAGATTTTTGTTATCCGTCGAAAGATAATGCTTTCGTCCCGTTGAGTGGTGGGGTACTTGCGTTAATGTAAGTTGAGCACAATACATTGTGGCCTGAGTAGAGTCAGGCTGTTGCTTTCCCCCATTGATTATTGCATTTGTGCGTATTTCAACTGAGCATGTGTAATGATTGCAACTTTATCCAAACTATCCCAATGATTTCTTTTCATTGCTGCTTCAATGTAGTTTTTTAATACCACCATTGGTTCTAATCTGCTGGTTTCTTTATGGTGTTTGCCAATGTTATCGATATACATAATTTCATCTTGCGTTATATGGTTTCTTGGTTTTTTAACTTTAATCATTTAGCTCTCCGCTTCGCTGCGCAGTATTCTATGTTCTGCCCATTGCTTATATGCCTTGAGCTCTTTGATTTCTTCTTTGAGGCGTGTGATCTCGCCCTTCTGATGACTCATGATTGATGTTGCACGTTCTATCCAATCCGATACTTCTTGCGGCATTGAGTAGAGCGGTTCTTTAGTCTTTTTTGGTGCGACCATATGGAAAATAGCTCCCGTAATCATCTTCAGTTAAACCCTCTACTTTTGGTAGCGGATCGAATAGAGTGCCATTGCCACTCCTGTTAGTTGTCATGTTGAGGTAAGTACGCAAGTCTTCATGCTGTTTCTTTCTACGTTCAGCACGGTTACGTCTATGCTCACGTTCTTCAGCTGCATCGTTATCAGCTTTTAAATCTTCTGTTGCGCCACGAATATGATCAATGATGCGTCTGTTTGTGTCCGACATGTTGCTGCTCCTAAGAATTATAAAGGTTCAATAATTGTTTGTGTTCAGCAATGGCTTGTCTACGCAGTGTATTTAGTTCATCAGCTATGTCGCTGCCGCCAATATCACGAATCCAACCAGTGCCAATCCAAGTGCCTGAATGATATTGTAGTTCAATCCAGTTCTCACCCCAAGTAAGGTCAAAGTCATTGATACCATGCTCTAAGTAAACACCAATTGAACGCATGATCAAAGCACGACTTGGTTTACGGCCTTTGAAAACAATTTCTTGTGACATTTCTAACTCCTAGTTATAAACCTGCTCGATTGCAGTGGTGTTACTATAACTCACAGTTAGATTCTATGTCAACAACTTTATTGAAAGTCTTTCCAGTACGTTGCAGCCATAAATAATACAAAGGAGCTTAAGAAGCATACTATAAAATACATCCAGTCTACGAAGGTTAAGCTTTTAAAGTAATTGATTAGTTTATTCATTATTGCCTCTGACTTGGAATACGGTTACGGATGGCTTCAGCGATGTATGATTTAAATTCTTTTACCATTGGATTACCAACGGCATCAAAAGATTTCTTTTCCATTTCTTCAGCAATGTCTGCACATGCTGCACGCTCAATCATGATAGCCTGCTTAGTGGTTTCTATCGCCACCTGCATGATTTCTGCCTTGGCTAATACCAAAGCCTCATCAAATTCTTGCTGCGTGTATAGGTCGATTGCGTTAGCACCACCTAATATTTGTTTGCCTAGCTTACTTAGTTCAGTCATGTTATTTCCTCACTTATCATCCCAAATACGCCACCATTGCTCATGACGTACCAATATTCAGAATTCCAACCTTCTCGATCATCAAAGACTCGACCCTTTTCAAATGTCAATGTATCAGCTGGTACCTCAAAATATTCTGCCACAGCATCCAACGTAGCAGGAATGTTTCTCATGGTCTCCATGCTTTCTACAAATAGACCTCTATGTTTACGGGCTTTCATTGTTTGATTGGCGTAACTGAATTGACATTAATCTGTGTAGTGCCGCCACCATTCCATGTGATGAAATAGAACGGATCTTTATACAGATAGCAGCCATCAGTTAATTTGACTGCGTTGTTGCCTGTGCTATACATGTAATACTGATTAGGCACTCTGGCACCAGTGTTGATGTATATGCATGGCGTGAACGTAAAGAACATGAACCCACCAGCTGAGTTTGGAGCATAGGAGAATTCATTTTCAGCATTGGCAGCCGTGGCTATCAACATTAATGCTAATAATAATTTATTCATCATCCACCTCTAGTTTAATTTTGCCTATTGTTTTGACATTTTTTACAGATGCAGGAAACGGGGAAAGCCAATAATCAGATTTTCCTTGTTCTCTTAATACATACAAATACTGTGGCTCTTTAGGCTTTGGAAACTGTTTATTGATGACCTCTACTACAGTCTTTTCAATGGTTTCCATATCTACCCCTAGACTTAACCAATGTTTTACTACTTCAGGTAGTTCTTTAGGCTGTGGTTTAATATTATGTTCAGTAGTACACGCATGATATGTGTTATACGGAATTACTTGCCCACAAAAACAACAAGTCATTTTAATAATATCTTCTTTAGGCTGTGGTTTAATGCGGTATTCCCATTTTTCATTTGTATCAAACATAGGTGTTTCACAATCTGTCCAAACATACGCATGGTTGCTATCTGATACCCTAACTTCAATTTCTGCACCATCAGCCCATGCTTTTATTTCTTTTGCCCATTTATGTGGTTTCATGACATCACCTTAGCCAACGCAAATTTGGCAACAAGTATAAATGCAAGCAACATAACAAATGATAAACGACCAGTCCATACAAAATGTCTGGAATGCTTTCTGTAGAACTTACTTGTTTCTGTATTGATTAAAGCCATTTGCAATTTGAGCATGTCCATATCTTCTATGGGACGCATACTTGTGCGATTAACATACAGTAATCCAATCTGCACGCCTGTCTTGGTGGGAATAGGTTTTTCCATGATTATCTCCTATAGGGGCTTTCGCCCCTGGTCGATTAATTTGTTGATGAAACACGGATAACTGCATTTTTGCTAGTGAAGCGTGCAACCTGCTCTTCTGTTGCACCTAGTTCTGCTAACAAACCTTTGTAATCAACTTTTGATGTTTCATACAATGAAATTGAAACACCATACTTCTCACCACGATGCTTGCCTTCACCGTATGTATTGGTGATGTCAGCTTTTAATGATTTAGCTTGTACTTCTAGACGTTTGATTTCAGCATCTAGTACTGCTAGTTGGTCGATAGGGTTAACGAGTGACTCTACCAATGATAATGCTTGGATTTCTGCTTGAACTTCAATCATTTTAATTCTCCTAAATAAACCTGCTAACGTTGCAGTGATGTAACTATAACTTGGAGTTAGATTCTATGTCAACACATTTGTGCAAATATTTTTAATATTTTTTTATATTTATAGTCGTCTTTCAAGTAATGTCTTGAAAACATTAGCAATTGTTACGTTCAAAGCATCCAGCTCATCCATCTTGGCTATACGCCATGCAGCCTTTTCACCATGCCAGCCCATTTTGCTGCCTTGATGGCATGACTTGCATAAAGCCACCACAGTGTAATGTTCGCCTTGTTCAATGTGATGGGCATCGCTGGGTGCTGCTTGACCGCATACAGAGCATGGCTGCTCTTTAACTAATCCAACCCATTTGCGTTCTTGTGTGTTTAAATTGCTGTTCACAGGCCAAGATCCT